TCAAAGATGGCCTGATTGCGGAGATCGAGGCGCGGGAATACAAGATCGTACCCCGCGACCTCGAAATCGCGCTTATGAACAGAGCCACTAGCGGCATTGAATGCCTTCAACAGGTTCGATTTCGGGCTCATGTACTGCTCCTTCTCTATCTATCCGCGTAGCCGATCAGGCCAGAGGCGGTAAGTGAGACGTTGCCCATCTGGAGTTCTCCAGGGGCCGCCGACCACTCAATTCCGTGGACTACGCACCAGAACTCGTGCCTGTCCGATGTCTTGGTCCCCTTCTGCTTCCAGAGCACGCAGTAGAGCAACGTCTCTTCCGAAATGTGCGCACCGCGGCCTTCAGCGGGCACCCAGAACGAGGGCAACGTCATCGTCCCCTCTCGCTTGAGCACAGGGGCGAACGAACGCCAACCATCCGTGCCGGCCGTCGCGTAGGTCGTCACATCCTTCTTCTCTGAGCCCATGGGTAGGCCCATCGGCCCGAAGACGCCCGCTACCTGTTCGAGAACAACCAGCGAGACAACATCGATGTTGACAACCTGTGCTCCACCAGCGTTCGAGTAGATCTCGATCTTGAGCTTCTTCGTCAGGTCGACGATCTGCATGTCGATCGAGAAGAACCCCCAGGTGTTGAACCCGGTCCCATCGTCGTACATCGGATGGGCCGAGATCATCGTCACCGAAGCGTTCCCAAGATCGCCATCCGCCGCATCGAGGCACGTAATCTTCATCGTTGCCTCATCGCTCGCCGCATCGAACTCAGCCCAGCAGCTCCCGTGCAGCCGATAGATCAGCGCGTCATCGGAATCGAACGCAGCGTCAAGCGTGATGATCTGCGAGACGCCCGCCTTGTTGGTCCCATCGTCGGTCAAGACCAGGCCATAGGACCTCTCTTCGAAGCCCTTCTCGGCCGTCACAACCGCTGTGCTGGTCGCTACGCTGTCATCAGTCCAGCCGGTGATAACTCCCGTATCGAACTTCGGGTTGGTCAACGGCTGGTACACAGTTGCCGCACCGATCGTGAGCCCCACTGCCTGATAGAGGCCAGCAAGAAACCCCATGACCGGCGTGAAGGTATCAGCCATGCTCAGTCACCTCCCCTTGGTTACGCTACGAGATCGCCCGTCAGGGCACCGGTGTACGTGAACGTGACGTTCAGCATCTGGATGTCGTCGAGTGGTGCCGCAAACTCGTAGTCGACGTATGCCTGACCAGAGAGCAGCGTGTTCCCAGCCGACCCGTCCTTGATGATCAACGTATCGGTCGTGTCCGCAACGGCGTCCACGATGATCGCCGCGACCGCGTCGTTGGATTCGTCGTACGGAATCGGGACCGTGAACGACATCTGGTCGTAGAGACCAAGCGTGAACGACCGGAACGGCACAACACCGTCTCCGATACAACTGATGTCGATCTTGCCCTTGTTCACCGAGACGCGAAGCTCTCCCCGGACACTGACCGGTTCTGCACTCCACGTCAGGTAAGCGTTGTAGCCTTTCTTCGCGGTGAAGGTATCAGCCATCTTGCACCTCCATTATGAGGTTGATTGGTTGACCAGGAGCAGCTTTACTCTCCTGGTCCCGTGGAAATGCCACACGTCATTCTCGACGTACGGCTTCACAGGGCCTCCACTGCCTTCCATCCGGCAGGTGCCCCATCCAGTTACTGTCACCATCTCTCCTTCGGTGGCGGCCTCGATTAGCGACATGAGCTGTGCAGCGGCCGTGTAATCAGTCGCCCAGCCCTCGATGTCGATCCCGAACTCAGCGGAATCCGGTTCGTTGTAGGTCAGCCCGTGGCGTGTTCTGTCACGAGCCTTCGACACCGCAACGTATGGCTCCGTCTTGTTCTTCGGCCCGGGCGGCGCGATCCGCGTACTCACTACGGCCGTCAGCGCGGACGCATCGAGTAGCTTCGTGATCACTGCCCCCAAGGTGATTAACGTCATCCCCGGAATCGCCATCAGCCCTCCACCGAGAACTGCATAGGAGTGTTCGAAAGATCAGGAGCGGCAGAGCCGCCCAGGATCTTCTGCCAGTCGTCCCAGACCTCATCGAGAGTCAGCGCGAGCCACGGACGGGGGAGCATCTTCACTGTCCCCGTTTCGAGGTAGAGCGCGTAGATCAGGTACGTGCCATCGTCTGCATGCGTGTAGAGAATGCCGAATCGCCCACGAACGTCGAACAGCATGCCGTTGACATCGTGGGTGATGCTGTCCGCGAGGGCGCCCGTCTGTCGATGCGGGAACTCGTACGGATCGGAAGGAATAGCAATATCCTCCATGTTCTCCGCAGCGACCTCCGCAGCGAGCTTGACGCACTGCTCGATCCTCTTCCGCAACAACAGCCCGACCTTGGCGTCGATCGTGGATTGATCCCACTGGATCTTCGCCAGGGCCGTCGCATGGGTTCCGGCGATGCTGCTGCCGATCCCCGGGTTGATGGTGATGGTCTTCGCCATTAGGTGTCGATCACTCCCATCGCTGTCACTGCGTACGTTTCGAGCACAACCCCGCGTTGGTCAACGTCCTCTACACCGATGATCTTCCACCGCTTGCCGTCGTGATCGATCACGTCGTCGACGAGGATGTCCTCCTCGCCTGCGAACATGATCCGCATCGCGCCGACTTGCGAGATGGATGCGCCAAACGCCTGCAACTTCTCCCGGTCTTCAAGAGACAGCGACGAGATGCGGCAACGAACATCCTGCCGGGTTGGATCATCCGGCAGTGAGTAAACAGCTTCGTTGAGCGCACCTGTTGTCGCCGTTGGCCGGTACAGGTCGCACTTATGCGTCAGGCCGATCATGCGATGGCCGTCACCTCCCACGCCCCTCTCGCTAGTCTCGAATAGAGGTCCGAAAGGAGTTCGTTGTCAGGAGTGAAGTCATACGACGACACGCCGATCCTGGCACGCTGTACGCCGTTCATGGCGCGGTAGCGTTCGTCGATCCGCAGCAACTCGCGAACGACCATCTCGCGGATGATCGACGCCAGTGACTTGGGGATCGCCCGGGAACTCCCGCCAGAGTCCGAGTATCCGCCCGTGTACGTGACTGACACGACCTTGCGCTCAATCGACTCTGGTTCGTAGCTCTTGAGCCCAGAGCGCGAGAGGCCGTAGATCTCGATATATCGGTCGTAGACCACGAAATCGTCGTCCTCTGTCAGTTCCGTGTCATCCCATGTCAACTCGCTGACCGAGATGACGGGCGAATGGGACACCTGGAGGACCAGGCGGCCGTCGAAGACTTCTGTAACTTCCGCTTCGTCGAATCCGTAGCGCTCTCGATGGCAAAACGAGGCGGCCTCTGCCAGCGCATCCGTAATCATCGCCGTCACGTCAAGGTCGTAGGAAGTCAGATAGACCTCCGCATCCTCGTCGTACTTGAGCGCGATGTCCGTTCGCTGCTGAACATCCAAACCAGTAGGCCAACCCATTCTTGCCTCCTACGCTACGCTGGCGGATTTACGGGCGCTGCCCAGCCGATCACGCCGAGACCAAGAATCACGTTTTTGCCATTGGTGGCCGTGACCTGCGCACGCACGTAGCGCCGCATGTAGAGCAGTTCCTCTTCGAGGAACGCCTGATCAGCAGCGGTGAGGACGGTAACGGCGGAGGACAAGACATCTGCCCAGGCGTCGTCAACCCCGTTGTCGTTGCTCGTTTGAACCATGATCGTGACTGTCGAGCCCGAGTCGAACGCACCAGCGGCGATGATGAGGGCGCCATTTCGGCAGTTGCTCATATCGACTCCGGTGTAGTCCACCTCGGAACCAGTCCCCGCGAGCGTCTGAGTTTCCAGAAGCTGCCCGACTTTCATGACTGCATCACTGTTTCTCTGCATGCTACGTCACCTCCGTCCTTACGCCGTCTGGACGCCGGTCAGCAACTGGAAGGACTCCAATCGCCGCGGACCACCGTCAACTTCGTGGACAGCGATCAGCTGCACCTGCAGCTTCCGGGACAGCGTGTAGGGATCAACGAGGATCTCCAGCTGCCCACCATCAGCGACCGCATAGTCGCCGCCGACACCGCAAAGGACGATGTACGTCTCGTCCCCACCACCGAGCGTGATCGGGATCTGGCTGCTCGTGTAGACGGGCAGTCCGAGAATCCGGTCAGGCGGACGGGCGGTCAGGTCGATAACGTAGTCGTACTGGCCGACTCCGGTCTTGTGCTTCTGGAGATAGCCGAGCACGTTCGGGTGCATCCACCATGAACTGTTTTCCGCGCTCAGAGGAATGTTTCGAGCGAGGAGAGCCGTGCGGGCGTTCAACAGCTCATCGAAGTCGGGCGTGCCGACACTCGTGGTCGTGTACGTCGCGATGTTCGGCCAGTTCTTCAGCCCCGTCGGCTCCTTGCCGCCCAGACCCTGAATGAAGCCCAGGTCTTCAGCGAGAGCCATCTGCTCAACAACATCCGCGCGAACGATCGCCTCGACAGACAGCGGCGAGTGCTTGATCAGGTTCTTGCGGATCTCGATCGCGGCGGCCAGAGGCCGGAGGGTCAGCGCAAGTTCGCCGAAGGTCGGCGCCGATGCGGTGATGTCGCTCGTCGGAGCGTCTCCTACCCAGTAGGCCGTCGTGTTCCCCGTCTTCTTCGGGACCATCGTTTCCTTCCCGGCATTCGGGATGATCATCGCGCCAGCTCGACGAATGATCGTCCTCGCCGAATACTGGTCGATCAGGTCGTTGACGACAACCGTCGGAACGAGGAAGCCGCCGGCTACCTGCGATTCGAGGTTGAGATCCTTGACGCGACCTTCATCTGGCGAGTAGCCCTT